AAAATCAAACTCACAATGGATTTACAATTTATAGACAATTTGAAACTGAACAACAATTAGGATTTACAATGTTTTCAAATCAAAAAACAAAATTTTCATTTCAAGGAAAAATAGAGGGATTAGTTAAATTTAATTATCATTTATTAACTGGAAGATATTATGTAGATGGAACTATACCTGATAATTTTGATTTAACTATAAGTAATAAAACACAAGAAATAGATGAATTTGAAGTATTTGATTCAATAAAACCGAATACAGAATTTGATGCACCATTTTAAAAATAAAAATATGTTAACAGAAAAATATTTAATAGAAAACGGATTTTACAAAGAAGTAATAGCAGATAATATTTACTTTATTAAAGGTTGGATAAGATTAGAAAAAAGTTTTTGTGGTTTTATAGTTGCTCAACCTTACAAAATAATTAGTACTATTGACGAATTAAAACAAATAGAGAAATGAATTATAACAATGATTTCAAATTTGATTTAAAAGTAGGTCAAGCAAAAGAACAAGAACTTGGAAACATATTAAACGATAAAACAATTGAGGTTAAATATGATTTAAAAGCATTAGAAACTAACAACGTTTATGTAGAATATGAAAGTAGAAGCAAACCAAGTGGAATAAGTACAACTAAATCCGATTATTATTGTTTTGCTTTTGGTTTAACTTATCATTTAATTGAAACTAAAATATTAAAAGAACGTTGTAGAAAGTATTTAAATACAACTAGAGATAAATTAGGAGGTGATAATAACACTTCAAAAGGAATATTACTACCAATAAACGAATTATTTTGAATTATGAATAAAAGATTAATAAAATTCTACAAAGGGGTTTGTCTTGAAAAGATACACACTAGATTAATAGAGTTAAGAGATTCAAAAACTATTAAAGAAGTAGATAGATTTTTAAAAGAGTATGCAGGATTCAATCCTAATGTTTCAACTTTAGATATGACATCAGACGAATTAAATGAATTAATTATAAATAGCTTTCAATTTGGAGATAGTATAGGAGTTTATATAAACTTTTTAGACAATGAACCAGACTTTATAAGAGATTTATAAATAATATTTTGTATATTTGCAATATCGAGTAGTGCCGATAAGTAAGAAATTTTTTAAAGCCTTAGCAGATTGGAAGCACTACCCATGAAGCTAAGGTTTTTACGTTTATGGAAGTTTGGAAAGACATTAAAAATTATGAAGGCTTATATCAGATAAGCAATTTAGGTAGAATTAAATCAATATTTTATAGTAATAATAAAATATTAAAACCTAGTATCTATAAAAATCCAGGTTATTATTATATAAGATTATATAAAAATGAAATAAGAACAAAAAAATATATTCATATATTAGTTGCAGAAGCATTTTTAAATCATATACCAAATAAATATAAATTAATTGTTGACCATAAAAACAATAATAAATTAGATAATAATGTAAATAATTTGCAAGTTATTACACAAGGCGACAATATAAGAAAAGGGGTAAAAAGAAAAAATGCAACATCTAAATATAAAGGTGTTAGTTGGTTTAAAAGAGATTCTAATTGGAAAGTTCAAATAAGTATTAATAATAAAAATAAACACATTTGTTATTGCGATACAGAAGCAGAAGCAAATGAAAGATATTTACAAGAATTAAATAAAATTAAAACTTATGAGGTGTAAACAATGTAAACAAAAGTTTGAGCCTAAATGGTTTAATCAAAAATACTGCATGGTAAACGATGAATGTATAAAACACTTTGCAGAACAAACGAAGCTAAAAGCATGGAACGAAAAGAAAAAGAAAGTTAAAGAAGATTTAAAAACGTTACAGGATTATATTTTAGATGCTCAAAAGATTTTCAATAAATATATTCGTTTAAGGGACAAAGGAAAAAATTGTATAAGTTGTCAGAAACCAATTAAAGAAAACAACTGCGATGCTGGGCACTTCTATTCAGCTGGGGGGCATTATAACGTTAGATTTAATGAAAACAATGTTCACGCTCAATGTTCAAGACCTTGCAACAAGGATAAGTCTGGGGATTTGCTGAACTATCGAGAAAACTTAGTTAAAAAAATAGGTTACGAAGCATTTGAAAAATTAACAGTAGATTCACAACTAACAAGAAAGTTTACAGTAGACGAACTTAAACAAATAATAGATAAGTATAAACAAAAGATAAAAGAACATGAAAAACAAATGTAAAAACTGTAACAAAGAATTTGAAGCAAGTACAAAAATATCTTACTGTTCAAAAAATTGTGCTTATGGTGTTGTTAGTGTAAAATAAATTGCTACATTTGTATAAATTATAAATACAAATTTGTTTAAATAGTATGTTTAAATAAATGATGTGTTTTTTTGTTTCTAAACATAGGTAAGTGAAAAGGTATAGTTTTAATTAATTATACCTTTTTAGTTTAAAATAATTTATATATTTGCTACATGGAAAACCGAGAACTTTTAAAGCAAATACTTCAATTACCATTAAGGCGATGGATAATTACAAAGTACGGTACATTTCAAGACGTTCACAAGACTTGTTTATTGTGGTACGATGAGAGTGAAGAAATGCAACAGATGTATTTGCACATTTTAAAGTTCTATAAAGATTTTAAGACAAAGAAATGAAACTAAGTAAGCAACTACCAAAGAAAGTAAGACGTTTAATGTATGGAATGTATATTAAAGGGGCAAATAAAGCAATGATGTTTGAACAATTTATTCAATTATTTTGGTAAATCAGATTAACATACTAGCAAGTAGCCACAAGCAATGGGTTGCAATAGTAGAAAACTTTGGAGAGCATACATTTTCAGAAGACATTGTGCAAGAAATGTACTTAAAAGTACTTAGAAATAACCATTTAGACAAATGTATAGTAAACGGTAAAGTAAATAGAAGCTATGTTTACATGATACTTAGAACACTTCACGGAGATTTTGATAGATACAAGAAGAAACTAATCAAAAAAAAGATGTCTATTGATGAGTGTAGATTCTTAACCAACGAAGAAAGCACCAACGAAGAGGAACAGGCATATGAAAACATTACAAGGTTAATAGAAGAGGAAAGTTTAACATGGCATCCATTCGACAAACTAACATTTGATATTTACACACAAAAGAAACTAAGCATAAGAAAGATTGCAGATAAGTCAAACATACATTACATGACTATATTTACAACTTTAAAACGATGTAAGCAGAAACTAAAAGAAAATATAGGAGAACACTACCAGGATTATTTAAATAAAGATTTTGAACTAATAAAATAAATTATGGCAAAGAGAGTAAGAAGAACAAAAGCAGAAATAGAAGCCTCAAAAGGTTTAGGCGATACAGTAGAGAAAGTATTTAAAGCAACTGGTATTGATAAGATAGCTAAATTCATTCTAGGCGATGACTGTAAATGCGACGAACGTAAAGAGAAACTAAATAAATTATTCCCTTACAAAAAATTAAGTTGTTTAGTAGAAGATGAGTACAACTACTTAACTAACTTCTTTAAGGTAACACATAGAGAAGCAATTAAACCAAGTGAACAAATAGAACTATTAACAATTTACAATAGAGTATTTGGAACAAACGAAGAACCAACTCAATGTGGCTCATGTTGGAGAGAATACATTAACAACTTACAAAAAGTATACAACGAATATGAAAACTAAACTATTAATACTTATTTCGCTAATTGCATTAAGCTGCAAAAAAGATGAGATTAAACAAAGCACACCATCAACTTGCAACTGTTACGAAAGACATGAGCAACAAGATTTTATACAAGGTACATTAAAAATGAGTTGGGTATTTAAATACAACACAACAACTCAGCCAGACCTATGTAGTAAACAAACTGGTGAATGGGTGTACAGTGGAAACGTTAACCAATATAGATACAAGGTGATATGTCAATAGAAGTAGAGAGAGTATTTAAGAAGCTAATTAAAAAGATTCCACAAGACCAAAAGAATAAAGAATTTTATTTACTATGTTTTGGTTTAGCATTCTACAACAAGGAAAAATACAAAGGTTACAAAGTATTTAACATAGAAAGCGAAAGGGATGAAGTAACAATAATATCAAAGGATGACTTTGTAAGACTATTTACAGAAGATATACCAGAAGCTAATGTCGTTAATTGAACTAATAGAGAGAGAAAGAGAAAGACACTCTTTACAAGGTTATAAATTAAAAAGAGTACAAGCATCAACAATACATGAAAAGGATTCACAAATAGTTATAGACAAATATAATTGTGAAGTGTATTTTAATTCAAAGTATAAAGATGATTTTGTAGTAACAGTTTGGAATAAATAAAATTGAATAAACAAAACATTTTCAAATGGCAGAAAGAGGAGGAGCAAGACCAAACGCAGGTCGTAAACCAAAAGACGAAGAGAATAGGATAAGGGACTTAATGTTACCATATTCATTAGATGCTATACAATGTTTAGCAAATATTATTGTAGATGAAAGTTCAAGAGCAAACGACAAAATAAGTGCTTCAAAAATTATCATTGAATATTGTTACGGCAAACCAAAAGAAACAGTAGATAATAATATTACTATAAACGATATTAATATTAAAGAACTTGTTAAGTTTAAATAAAAAGTACATTCCATTATTTGCAAGTGATTCACGTTACTATGTTGTAACTGGTGGTCGTGGTAGTGGTAAATCATTTGGTATAACAGTATTTTTAGAGCTTCTAACTTACGAAGTCGGACACGTTATACTATTTACTAGATATACTTTAACTTCTGCTCACGTTTCTATTATTCCTGAGTTTATAGAAAAGATTGAATTAGCAGGATTGCAAAACGATTTCTATATAACAAAGGATGAAATTATAAATTTAAAGACTGGTTCAAAGATATTATTTAGAGGTATTAAAACAAGTAGTGGTAATCAAACGGCTAACCTTAAATCTTTATCAGGTGTTACTACTTGGGTACTAGATGAAGCAGAGGAGTTAACAGATGAAGATATATTTGATAAGATTGATTTATCTATTCGTAGTCAACTAAAACAAAATAGAGTTATATTAGTTTTAAATCCTGCAACAAAAGAGCATTTTATATATCAGAAGTTCTTTGAAGCAAAAGGAGTTGAAGCTGGTAGCAATATTGAAAAAGGCGATACAACGTTTATCCATACAACTTATGAGGATAATATCGAAAACCTTTCAGAAAGTTTCTTAAATCAAATAAAAGACGTACAGAAACGAAGACCTGAGAAGTATAAGCATACTATTTTAGGAGGTTGGTTAGATAAAGCTGAGGGTGTAATCTTTAACAATTGGAAAGTAGGCGAGTTTATAGAAGTTAGTCCAAGTATATTTGGTCAAGATTTTGGATTTAGTAATGACCCGACAACTTTAATAGAAACTTCAATAGATAGTGCTAACAAAATTATCTATGTAAAATTACATATTTATCAAACACACTTAACTACTTCACAAGTGTATGAACTTAACAAAACATTTGCTAATGATTCACTTATAATTGCTGATTGTGCAGAACCTAGATTGATAAACGAGTTACAAGATAGGGGATTGAATATTGAACCAGCAGTTAAAGGAGCAGATTCAGTTCGTTTTGGTATTGCATTGATACAAGATTACGACCTAGTAATAGACGAAAGCAGTATAGACTTAATCAAAGAGTTAAATAATTATTGTTGGTTAGAGAAGAAATCAGAAACTCCGATAGATAAATATAACCACGCACTAGACGCTTTAAGATATGCGGTTACTTATCAGATAAATGAAAACCAAAATAGCTTACCATTCATTCGATAATACAAATAATAAAAATAAACGTTTTAATATTATGAAATTAGAGTTAATTATACCCGAAAGTCTTAATGAAGTTCCTTTGATGCACTATCAACAGTTTGTAGATGATGTAAAAGGTAGTGAAGACGAAGATTACATAGGGCAAAAATTAGTCGAAAGGTTTTGTGGAATACAATTAAAAGATATAGTTACAATTAAACAAAAGGACATTCTTAATTTAACTAATCATTTTAACGAACTATTCAAGAAAAAGAATGAGTTTAAAACTAGATTCAAGATACAAGGAGTTGAATTTGGATTTATAACCGATTTAGAGAATATAACAAGTGGCGAATACATAGATTTAGAAAAATACTTACAAGACGTTCAAACGCTTCATAAAGCAATGGCAGTAATGTATAGACCAATAGTTAAAGAGGTTAAAGATAAATACGAAATAGAGCCTTATAAAAGTGCTTTAAACTATGCAGAAGTTATGCGATACGCTCCACTAGATATTGTTTTAGCAAGTCAGGTTTTTTTTTGGACTTTAGGGCAACAATTATTGAGAGCTATTCCTACTTATTTGAATCAACAGATGAAGAAATTGAAGAAAGCGGACAGGCAGACTTTAGCGGACAAACTCAATTTGCCAAACAGTGGGGATGGTATACAAGTATATATGAACTCGCTCAGGGAGATGTTAGAAGATTCGATGAAGTTACACGACTTTCCATACATCAATGTTTAACATGGTTAACTTATAAAAAACAAAGGCAAGAAATATTTAAGGAATGAAAGGACACTTACAAATAATAGATGCAATTAGAACTCAGTTAGAAGCTGATGAATTTGTTAACACGGTAACAGAGGGTAGTTTGTTTGATATTGATTTAAACAAGGTAACTATATTTCCTTTATGCCATGTAATTGTTAACAGTTTCCAATTTAGTGAAAACGTAATTAGATGTAATCTTTCAATACTTGCAATGGATGTTGTAGACTTATCAAAGAAAGAAGTTACAGATGCTTTTAAAGGTAACGACAATAAACAATATGTAATCAATACTGCATTACTTACTCTAAATAGATTATACCAACAGTTAAGACATGGTAACTTAGTTGATAGTGGATATATTGTAGATGGTACACCAACAGTTGAACCATTTGAAGAAAGGTTTGAAAATTACATTGCTGGTTGCACAATGACATTAGACGTTAACTTTTTTCCTGATATGACAGTATGTTAAAAGATGGTGTAGAAAAAGAGTTAAAACGATTTACAGACTATGTAGTTAAAGAAGCAAAGTCTAACTTAACACGTCTAAAAAAGAATAGCACTAAGTCTTTATATGATAGTTTAAAAGGTAACGTAAAAGTTACTTCAAACTCTTTTGAAATGTCTATTGAGATGGAGGAGTATGGACACTTTCAAGATAAAGGAGTTAACGGATTAAAAAAGAATCAGAACGCACCTTATTCTTTTAAAAAAGGTTTCCCAAATAGACAAATGATTAATAGCTTAGACAAATGGATAATGCGAAAAGGAATTGCACCACGTGGAAAAGATGGAAAGTTTATAAGTCGTAAATCATTGAAATTTGCATTAGCGAGAAGCATATTTAACAAAGGAATTAAACCAAGTTTATTTTTGACTAAACCATTTGAGAAAGCATTTAAGACTTTACCCGATGAACTAATTGAAAAGTTCGGATTAGAAGTATTTGATTTATTTGATTATACATTACAAACACCAAAGAAATGAGTAACAGAATATTTGCAAGGTCGCCTTTTATTATTGAGGTAAACGAAGCACTACAAACAAGTAGTAAAATAGAAGTC